CCGGCCGGCGGCTGCACATATCCCTTGCCCTCGGACGCGACCCAGCGCTTCGCGTAGTCGGCCACGGCCATCGGCCCCATGTCAGTATCGATCATGGGTGTGTCGCCCTGCATTTCGACCTTGCGCCCGTCGAGCATATGCAGACCTGCACCATGGCGCGCAGCTTCCGGCACGCCGTGATCTGCAAGCGCCTTGTTGACGGCCTCGCGCACGGCACGCTGTTGAAGCTCCGCAGTCATGGTCTCGTATTTCTGCCGCCACTCGTCGCGCTCGGCCTCAAGCGTCTGGCGCAGCTTCACGAGGTCTTCGGGGTCCGCGGCCCCGCCCTTTTTCAGCTTCTCCCATTGTGCGGGGTCGAAATCTTCGGGCAGGGACGCGACTTTAGCCTTGAGCGCATCGCGCTCCTCGGCGACAGTCTTGCGGTCAGCCTTGACCCGCTCGTAGGCGGATTTGAGGTTCGCCACGTCGGGGTGGGCGTCAACGCCTTCCACGTCGAGGACGTAGCCGGCGTCGGTCTGGGTGTAGAGGGATTGCACGGCTTCATCGAGGCCGTCCAGGCTTTCCAGCACGGTCTTCAGTGGCATCGCCACGGTCTCCTGATTGGTTGGGGGTTACGGCGTCGCCGCGATAAAGTCGGGCTGCTGATCGTCGATCATCCGCAGCTCGTCTTCGGCATCGCGCTCGGACGACGCAATGCCGCCCTTGCGCAAGTTTTCATACAGTGTGTCGTAGCCGAACGCTCCGGCTTGCCACATCTCCACGAGCGCCTTGGCCTGATCGGGTTCCATCGTGTGGTCCATCAGGTCAGCAGGCGGCGTAACGATGACGTCGTCGGGGTTCAGCCCCAGCATCAGCGCGACGTTCTTCAGGCTGCGCTCGAGAAGGCCACACGAGGACAGGGCGACGCTCATTAAGTTGGCCGTTTCGGACGCATAGCGGAGACGCCGCGCGGCCCCGCTTTCCTGCGTCTGCTTGTCCTGTTGCAACATCCGCGCGCCGGCGGTGATCGCGGCCTCGCGAGCGTCCTCCATTGCCGTGCGGTGCGCCTCAATGCCAGAGCACGACGGGGCGACATATTTGAGGTCCGGCTGCGATCCGCTGTCGCCGGAGCCGTACATCTGATGCACGACGCCGGCGCCGACATACTCAGGGGCGTCGCCGTTGAATGCGACGAGCGTCTCCTGGCCACTCATGTAGAGCTGGTGGCGGTAATCAGCGTTGAGCTGGTAAATCGCCAGCGCTGCGCGGGCCACGCCGATCAGCGGCGGCGTCTCCACGTCCGGGACAATATCCCGCGCGCTTCCGACCACAAACGGGATCCGGTCCAGCGCGCGGCCGCCCAAACGGCTCGGCTCCATGCGCTGCACGGTGCCCAGCATTTCGCCCTTGTGGACCTCCTGGACGTAACGCCCGTCTTCTAAGCGCAGCACGAGGAACTTCGGCACCTCGCGCCAGACGAAGCCATCGCGCTTATAGTCGGTCTCATCGAGCACGTAAAAGTCGCGGTCCCAGTTGATGACCGCTTGCGCCGCAAAGCCCGCGAGGATCGGGGCGCCCCCCTCCTCGGGTGCGTCGGCGAGCACGCCGAACCTGCCTTGCGTCAGGAGGTGACGCGTGATCCGACGGTGGAACGCTTCCAACGGGAGCGGCTGCTCGTCGTCGGTCGCTGCCTCCCACAGGTACGCCATCGCGTCGGGCATTTCGATGGCGATATCCTTGCCGTGGATGATCCCGATCATCGCGCCCACGCTCGGCGCGAGGATTTCAGGGAATTGGGCCCGCCCCTTATATGCGTTGTACGCCTTGTCCGGGTCTGCCGCCCCGTTAAAGCCTTCGGGCATGGGCAGGTAGGGCTTGCCGCGCTTCTTAATGGCGCTCTCGCCATTGTATGCGTCACGCATCAGCCGCCACTCGTCGAGGCGCTCTGGCGTGACCGTTGGATGATAGGTCGTGACGCTCATACGAGGCCTCTCAGCTTCTTCGTGCCGCCTTGGCCGAGCGACTTTATGAGCGGCGCGAAGGCGTAGCGGGCCGCGTCCGGCGCGTGGTTGTCCGCGTCCACCGGCTCCGGGAGGATGTCGCCGGCCGTGTTCGTCTTGAGGCTGTAGAGCCGGAAGTCGCGGATCGTGTTCGTGCAGCGCGGATGGATAACGATCTCGGCGTGACTTCGCAGCCAGCGAATGCCCTCGATCACACTGTTGGGCCATTTCTTGACCGGCTCAAGCCTCGGCATTCCCGCGCGCTTCGCGTAGCTGATCGTCTTCGGCTCTGCGCTATCAGCGCGCGCCGGGTAGTCGTGAAACCGCGGGACGCGCTCAGCTATAAAGCCCGCCATGGCGTCGATCTCGACCCTCTGCCCGTACGCCTCCCACTCGACCCAGATGCGATCGTCGTGCCGCCAGCAGCGCACAGCGGCAAGCGGGTCCGGGTGAAAGCCAAAATCAACGCCCTGATACGGCCCGTCCCAGTCCTTGCCCGGCTCGAACTCCGCGACCCGTATCTTGCCGCCGAAGACCTGCTTGTCGCTGTTTTCAAGATACGCGCCTTCCCAGACATGGGCGTAGGTCTGAGGGTCAAGGCGCTCTTGTTCCCGCTTGCGCAGCTCCTGCATGAGCGGCGGGAAGAACGGGTTATCCTCCCAGTTGATCTCTTGAATGAGCGCGCGAGCGGGCGGCGACTTGCGGAACCGCTGATCCACCGGCGAGCCGTCGTCGCGCGGGTTCCAGATCGCCCATAGCTCAGAGCGCGGCTGGCGAAATACCGTTGCTTCGAGCGCGAGCCAGCTGTCCTCGGGAACGTCCTCCGCCTCTTCCACGATGGTCAAGTCGATGTTCGCTAGCGACTTGATGGACTGGCTATTCCGGCGCAGGCCGCGAAAAATGAACTCTGTCCCGTTGCGCCCTCGTAGGTAGTCCCGCCCGACGTCGTAATGCTCGGCAAGCCACGGGATCGAGGCAACTGCCTCCTTCAGCTCCGCGTGAAAGCTTTCCGCGATGCTTACCTGGAACTCGCGGGCGCAGAGGATACGCAGCGGCTCCATGTAGCCCCACACGGCGGCCATGATCGCGGCGGATCGGCTTTTCGCGCTGCCTCGCCCGCCGTAGAGCGCGCGGTACTGGACAGCGCCGCGCGGCTTGGCAAAGACAGGGATAAGCTTCTGCGGGAGCTCAATCTGAGCCTTCGTCATGCCCCGGCGCGACAAGCTCGATGCGATTGGGCGGCGTCATGGTGCCGTCGCTTGACTGGTGATCCATTTCGCGGCGGTCGCGCCACTCCTCGGCGCAGCGGTTCTTGAGGCCGAAGATCGAAGCGCTTGCATTGCCCTCGCCCGTCTGCGCGTTGCGGCGGTGCGTGTCTTCCCACCACAGCGCAGCTGCAGCCTTGCCGACCTGTAATGCGTCAGAAAACTCGGGATGGTCTGCGGCCCACTGATACACCGTCTGGCGCGACACGCGCAGGCTCCCAGCGAAAGCCGTGACGCTGTAGCCGTCGGCCATGAAGTCAATCACGGCCTCGCAGTATTCCGGCCTGTATGCCGATGGCCGGCCGCCTGCGCCTCCGCTCGCCGAGTTGCCCGGGAGGAAGCGCCCGGTCGCCTCGTCCCGGTCGTCGCTCATCTTGATCTCCATCTCCGTCAAGTGCCACCCACCACCATTCGCCGCACATTCATGCCCTCGGGCACCGCTCCAAAGCGTTGACGCTCTCGCGCATGGTGGCTCTGACCGGCGGTGGCGGGCCGGTGAAAGGAGCAGGAGCGGGTGTCTGGTGAGCGCGGGCCATGACGGGCCTTCGCCGCGCTCGGGTGGTCGCTCACTCGGGGGACATAACCCTCAGTCTCTCCGCCGAGGCTCCGGCCTGTGCGACGGGAAGTAGAGCGACCGCCGGAAAGCGGCATAGGTCCAACGGTCGGCTGCGCTCTATTTCAGCGCAGCCCGTTGCGGCGAGCGGCCCGAAGCCAGCAGAGGCGCCGCGCGCTCTTGGTGGCGCTTATCGCCGCAGATAGCACATCTAGCGGCTTGACGCAAGGGCTGCTCTATGCGCTAGCCCGGCGCACATCAAGCGGGTCGAGCTGCATGCGCAGCCCTTCGATCTCCACCTCGACGCGCGGGTGCAGGTCGTGCGCCTGCTCCACAACGCGGCGGAACTTGCCCATCTTGTCCGCGAGCACGCCCGCGACGACCTCGAGGGCCTCGCCGGGACGGAACTCCGATAGCGGCACCTCGTTGGCGCGACGCGCCTTGTCGGCCTCGGCATAGGCCTGGTCCACCTGGGCTTGGAACCGCTCGAGAGCGCGCTCGTCGGCGCGGCTGAGCGCCACCAGCGTCGGCGCGACCCACTTGACCGCCTGCGCGGCGTAGAAATCGCGCGGGCTGAGCCGGGCGAACAGGTAGTTGGGCAGCGCCGGCCGTTCGACGGGCTCGGGCTTGCGCTTCTTGCCGACGCGCTTCCACTCGATCGCCCGGCCGCACCAGACATCGAGGCCTGCCTCGCGCAGCCCGGCCTCGGCATCGAACTCGTGGTTGGTGGTCGCGTAGAGGAGGTAGGTGGTGGTCATCGCTTTTTCTCCGCCTGCTCGATCTCTTGGTCTCTCGCGCTCGGCTGGTGGTCAGGTTTGCCCGCGACGCTTTTCCAAAACTCGCGCTCAAAGTCCTGCCTAGCTTTTATTGCTTCGCTTTTTGTCCAAAAGCGCTTTGCCTTGTGAACGCCCTTAACAGATATTTGAGCAATCCACTTGCGCCGTTGTTTGTCATAACTTACGCCCGTTACGCCGCTACCGCTTCTTGATTCTGAATTGATCATATTAGCAGAGCGGCAAGCCGAGCGAAGGTTGCAAAGCCTATTGTCTTGTTTGTTTTTATTGATGTGGTCTATCAGATCTGGCTCTTCTCCATAAATTATTTTCCAAATAACTCTATGCGCTCTCGTCTGAGAATTATAAAGTCGGCCGCTTTTATAGCCAGCGCTGTCAACGCAAGACAAAGCGGGCTTGCCGGCATACTTAGCGTTAAACTGCTGAGCTAATGCGGCAGCGCTGTGTTTGGCCGTGCTCGTGTAGTGCTCGGCTGACCTTTGCCGCCAAGTCAAAACACCGCTTTGAGGATCGTAATGAAGCAGTTGACGGAGCACGTCAGCGCTTGGTAACGGCTTCTGAGCCATGCGGACCTCCTACCAGGTTCGTTTTGGTTAAGCCCGGCGCGGTGTGGGAGCACCCGCCGGGCTGCTTATTTATACCATCTTTCAACATTTCGTCGCAAGGAATGCCCCCTTCACAACATGAGGTTATTCCAGCCCCGCCGCATGTCGGGCACGGCTCGGGCCGCTCGACGGCGTGGCCCTCGTCGTCTCGGTAGGGGCGCCAGATCACGCCGCGGCCGTGGCAGGTCAGGCACTGCATTCGGCGG